CTCTCAGGGAGCTTAAAGCTCTAAGGAATTGTTACTTATGTAACAACTCCTGCCAACCATATGTTAACCGTTCCTGATATGGTACAGGATACTCTGCCTTCATAAACGTACTACCCTCCGCCGTAAGGCGGTTGATAGAGTCAACTATGTGATTCCAATCACATTTGGGGCGTCGATCAATCTTCGCCTTAGTTGAACGAATTGCTACTTCAAAGCGATGGTAGTTAGGGTTAAACCTAACAAAACCATCACCAATAAGTAGATGAGACAATTCGACGTCACGATACTCAAAGATACCTTGAGAAGCAGGATTGTTGCTGATAGGCAACTCCCACTTCTTCCGGATCTCTGAATATATATATGAAGAAAGGATGTCAAAACCCGATGTGCGTAGCCGCAAGGCGAGCGCACATAAGGATTGACACCCCGCAGCCGATTCGATATCAATGTTCTTCAATCTAATAGGTGTAACATCTTGGCCATGATAGGCCTCGACACCACACGATTCTCTATAGAATCCGCGATAGTAACTCTTCTTATCGTTTGGTATAAAACCACACGACGAGAGAGCGCATATCGCTGCGTCATAGAATTTGGAAGGAATAATGATATCGTCACCGTAGACATACACATCCGCTCGATAGGCTTCAAGCCTACCGTGCTTCACGCATATGCCAGCACGAACCAACGCATAGAAGACGAGGGACTCAACAGGAAACATTAAACAGTTTCCCATAGGGGCCCACTTCTCCAATGCGATACAACTCGTATCGTTTATTTTGACATGAGTAGCCCGGCAACACGAGAGGATATCGTATACGTAATCTCCGAAGAGATAACGCACGAGATCCTTGTGTAGCCGGTCACTCGCATCTTTAAGGTCAATGGTCGCCATATGGCGATTCATTGATCCCAGACGCGCTAGACCCTGATTAATTGACTGGTCCTGGAAGTTTATAAAACTACCGTGGACCGATCTCTTGATACAGGACTCTAACTCAGCTCTAAGACCTTGTTGGATCCATATAGCCTCCTTAGGGTGCACACAAATAGTGCGCGGCCCGCGGGAGTCTTTTGGGACCATTTCAAGACGGGCGACAATGTCGTCCGATTCAATGTCCATGAATCCGCTGCACTCCTTCACGACGGTTTCCCAAGAATTGGGAAGCGGCGCGAAGTAGTCGCAGATAGGATACTTGGCAGTGATGTTCTTATAGTCTGTCGTGAAGTAAGTCCGTGCATAAGGGGCACAAGGCGGAAAAACCGCCCCAGGCCCATGCTTTGGATTTATTCGCGACCAATCAGCCTTGTAAGTAACTTGGCTGACAATGTTACGAGCGAAGTCGAGCAGCGGACGGGAGGTGCGACCAAAAGCCGCACGCCAAGTCTTAAGCTCTCCTTCATTACTGTAATAAGCTGCATAGGCAGCTTGTTGCTGTTCTTGTGTTGGTTCATACTCGATCTTATAGCAGAATACTAGGATTTGTATCATGGCTCGAAGGTAGAGCGCGTCATCCGTAAGGATGAAGCGCTCCCAAAGTGGCAAAAGCCACTCTGGAAACTGCGGTGCTAAAGATAACACCGTCGAAGGCTCACAAGGTAAAACCTTGTGACCCTCATTTTCGATCCACAATAACATTTCCCGGTTCAAAGCAGGGGCTACATTTAGTAGCCACTGGCTATCAAGGTCATCCGGGGAGTCTAAAAAGACACCCGTCTTAACTGATAGGTCTGCTAACAGGCGTTTGAATATACTTTGTATGTTCATGATGCTTAATCTTTACCTGACTGCTATGTGGTTCTGAACCACGTACTTAGTTGAATAACTTAAATATAGGGTATTTATACTCTATATTACTGATCTACGGCCTGCGGAGCGAGATGACGCCGAGGAAGATAAGCCGCTTTGGTGCGATTAGCACCTGAGCGATTATCGATCTCAGAGTCCACGAACCGTACGCCGGCATACGAGGTAGTAGTGATCTGGCCCATGCGTCCACAGTGGATGCCTGGGTTAAACAGAATCGTACCACCCGAGATACCTGGTAATACCGCCTCCGGGATAAAACCCGGACGGAGGCTGCCGAATATATACATGGCTAAACGTTAGTTAAGGTTAACTCTGTATTGGGGCTTATTGAGCCTTAGTAACAAAGATTTCCGAAGCCAGCGCCAAGCCACTAGTATTCGTCGTACCATGGATCAGATTAACCAGCCGGTCCGTCACAGCTGTGACGTCCGACGAGATAATATTGCTATCACTAGGTACCGCAACAGTTAGAGACGCGACGACCGGGACAATTCGTCCATCAGCCATCGCGACGTAGCGTTCGATCTTGATGTTGGAACGGACACCAGGGACTTTAGTCCCAGTGTCGACGTATTCGGAGTGGCGAATCGACAGAATCTCGGGGAGATTAACTCCCCGCGAGACGTCGCGTCGTTCACTACCAGCGTCACCGTTCTTAGTCTGACCGAACGTCAGCGTGTTGAGGGTCAACGATGCATTCATGTTTTGGATGTATTTGTTTGACTTAACACCTACCCAGAGGGTAGGTTTAGGAGTAGCCGTTTATAATTTAACGGATATTCCTCAACTTCGCGAGCGATTGCCCGAACAAGGATACACTAAGTGCAGCTTGTTTCTTTCCGAAGCGACGACTGAGGCCAAAAGAATTGGCATCAATCGATTTCCGGTGGTAGTACTTTATTGTATTACGACAGGTGATAGAACCGTCCGAACCAGATACCCACGTTGCATACCTACACTTGCGTATAGGTATTTCAACTTGATATTTAGTACTGACGGCTAACCTGAGAACATTCGAGTCGCGGCCCGTGAGGGCCTCGTCAAGTTTGTTCACGATCCCGGACATATCAACGAACCAGTCCACTACAAAACTGTAGGGCATGTGTTCCCATAGGAACGACGCAGGTCCAGCTGATAGGTATCGCCTCATAAAGTCATCCATCTTTTGCAAGATGTCTGACGAATATTGAGGTCGATCCCTTTTCCCATACAACGAAACAGTCATTAGTGGTTCGACAATTCTATCAATAGAATTCTCTGTCCACCAACCATCTGTCCCGCCTGTGGGAGTATATCCAGTGCCGCTTATAGCTATAGACATCTTCCCAGATGTCCGAGCATAAACGGTTACCATGTTGTCCGATTTAGCCGATAGCCTGTTGAAGCGCTTCCGTATTTCAGGAATCGCTGCAGACATTTTCAGCATATCAGAACGCAATGGAGCAATACCGAACGAGTAGGCCAAATGACCAGACGTAGCTACGCCCAATAACTTAAGAGGGTTTTTCAACCCTCTAAGGGAATTGCGCAGCCAAGCAATAGTGCTTGGTTGAGCAAGATTCCGTGTTAAGGAGCGTAACTGACTGATCATCTGCGGAGATTCTACAATGTTAAGAAGGTTATCAACCTCATTATCATTATAGAACTTATTTAGTGCTTTACGCACCAAATCCGGTTCGGATACCTGCCAAGCAACGCTAATCATATCATGGTTAATCACACCATAAAGACCCCAGGAATGCCAATGGGCACAAGGCCCACTGAAAACATACCTATGGAGTCCATCCACGGTCTCATCGTAATTATCGATGACTTCGCGGGTTATGATATCAGTATAATGTAACACATTGTTGACGGCCTTCCTATTAGGAACGCTTGAGTCTTCCATGTATTCATTACCACTAACGTATTCCATTGTCTTACCAGGCGACCAAGCCGGGTTCGACTCTAGAAGTACGGTGGGAGGACTGTAATGATGGGTCTCAAAAAGACCCATCGCGACAGTATCGCTGCTTAGGCTTCTATTGCGGATTCTCATAAAAAGACGAGGGGAGGCCACCAGG